CAATTATATTTAGAGACACACCAATTCTACAGAAGATTAAAGACAGAAATAAAAAAACATGATCTTATGTATGAATACACCAATAAAGCAGGGGCTACTAACCTAGTGAAAAATCCCCTTTCCATAGAACTAACTAAAACGGTACAAACCTTAAATAATTTATTAAAGTCTATGGGACTTACGCCATCTCAAAGAAAAAAACTAAAAGACGGTACTGGAACTGGTGAAGATGACGACGATTTCGACGACTTCTAAACCATCAGAAGTAGCAAAATGGTACAAAAATTGGCGTAATGAACAGGTAAAACACTTTTTTATATTAGAGAAACCTTCAGCGATTTTAAGAACAACGTGGTATGCCGAACAAGTTGTAAAAGGAAAGATAAAGGCAAGTAAAAAAAATATAAAAGCATGCCAACGACATCTAAATGATTTAAAAAGACAGGGAACAGAAGATTTTCCTTGGGTATTCGATGAGGAAAAAGCACATAGACCAATAAGGTATATTGAAAAATTTTGCCGCCCATCTAAAGGGGATTATAAAAGTTTAGTTCTTCAACCTTGGCAACATTTTGTCATGGGTTCTTTGTATGGATGGGTTCATAAAGATACAGGACATAGGCGCTTTCGTGAGGGCCTTATTTTTATTGGTCGTAAAAACGGAAAGACTACTATGATTTCTGGCTTAGCTAACTACGCTGTTTCCAAAGATAATGAACCAGGAGCTCGTGTATATGTGTTGGCTAACACTAAACAACAGGCAGGAGAATTGTTTGATGAGAGTCGGGCGATGGTTCAGAAATCTCCTTTGCTTCGAAAACACCTAAGAGAAAATCAAAAAGGGATTTTCTACGATAAGACCCAATCAAGAATTGAACCGCGTGCATCTGATAGTGAAAAACTTGATGGGTTAAATACACATCTAGGTATTTTTGATGAGATACACGAATTTAAGAACTTTAAATTAATTAATGTTATTAAAAAGTCTCGTGCTGCACGTAAGCAACCAATGATTCTTTATATCACCACAGCTGGTTATCAGTTAGAAGGTCCGCTAGTTCAAAATTATGAGATTGCTACAGATGTTCTTGACGGTGTAATTGACCAAGATAGAAAATTCTATTTCATGGCTGAGTTAGACAGTGTGGAAGAAGTAGAGTCACCCGAAATGTGGATTAAAGCTAATCCCAATATGGGTGTTTCTCTTGACTTACCAACATTAATTGATGACTGGAATAATGATAAGGTCATTCCTTCCGAGAAGAACGACTGGATTACAAAACAGTTTAATATTTTTGTAGATAATGATGAAATGTCATTTGTAGGAATTGAGATTTTAAAACGTAATGACAAAATGATAGAACTTAGTGATCTTATTGGCCAAGAAGCCATAGGTGGATATGATTTATCATCTGTGGAGGACTTTACAAGTGCTTGTTTAGAGTTCCCATTATCTGATGGAAGTGTTTATAGCTTATCTCATAGTTGGGTACCACAAGCTAAAGTGGATAAGGATAACGAGAGCATTAACTTTAAAGAATTTGAGGAAAAGGGATGGTTAACCATTATCCCTGGTGAATATGTTAAACATGAATATGTTTACGATTGGTTTATAGAAAAATCAAAAGACTATTTCATAAAGAAAATAACTTATGATCCTGCTAATGCTTATCGTTTAAATGAAGACCTAAAAACTTATGGGTTTGACACAATACCTGTTAGACAAGGACATTTCACATTGAGTCCTGCTTTAAAAGATGTACGTCAGTTACTTCTTGATGGAAAAGTTATTAGTAATAAAAACCGTTTATTTCGTTGGTATATGAACAACGTAAAGTTAATTGAAGATAGAAATGGGAATTTTCTACCTTCAAAACAAAGTAAATATCGTAAAATTGACGGCTTTGCAGCGTTTTTAAACTCACATACAGAAGTGATGAAGATGTTATCTACTGTTCAAGGTGATGGTAATATCGAATTTGTATCTGTAAATGACTTATTCAACTAATTGAAAGGTGGTGAGAATTTGCAATGGTATAACAGAATCAAGCTTTCAGTAAAAGCAGCTGTGACAACATGGAAAGGTACAGGATATGACTTTTCTAAATGGTTTGGTCGTAAGTTTTGGGGAATTGATAACGGAAAAATAGCAACAAATGAGACTATTTTTAGTGTGATTAGTCGGCTAGCTAATACAGTATCTTCTCTTCCCATAAAATTGTATCAAAATTATGATTCTAAAATGAACCAAGCAGCAGATGTCATAATTAACAATCCAAATCCTAACATGACGAGTTTTGAAGCAATTAACAAAATAGAAGTCTCCAGGAATGAAACAGGAAATGGCTACGCTCTTATTATGCGAGATATTAGAATGCAACCAGAACAGTTAATTCCTATAGATTCTAGTTATGTAACGCCATTTATAAATACGGATGACGGTGAATTGTGGTATCAAGTACTTGGTGATAACGGAACACATTACTTCCACAATATGAATATGTTCCATGTTAAGCATATTACAGGGGCTAGCAGATGGGCTGGTATTAGTCCGTTAGATGTACTAAAAAATACTTTAGAATATGATAAGTCGGTACAAGAATTTTCCCTTTCGGAAATGCAGAAGAAAGATAGTTTTATCCTGGAATATAGCGCCAATGTTGATAATGATAAAAGACAGCGAATTATTGATGATTTTAGGCGATTTTATCAAGAAAATGGCGGTATTCTTTTTCAAGAACCGGGTGTAAATGTAAAAGATATTGACCGTAAATACTTTGCTTCCGATACACTGGCTTCTGAGAAGATTACAAGATCGAGAGTAGCAAATGTATTTAACGTTCCTGTTAGCTTCCTTAACGATAGTGAAGGCATGGGGTTTGCGAGCAATGAACAACTAATGATTCAATTTGTTCAGATGACATTAACACCTATAGTTAGACAATATGAGCAAGAATTGAATAGGAAATTGCTTGTACCAGCTGATAGAAAGGCTGGTTTTTATTTTAAATTCAACCTAGGAGGGCTTCTAAGAGGTGATACTGCAGCTAGAACCCAGTTCTATCAAATGATGATTAGAAGTTCTGGAATGAAGCCTGATGAGGTAAGACAGCTAGAAGATTTACCACCTGTTGGTGGAAAGGCTTCTGAATTGTGGATATCAGGAGATATGTATCCATTAGAAATGGATCCAGCATTACGTAAAGGAGGTGAAAAAGGTGGTCAAACACAAACAAACGAATAAGTTTTTCAATATGAAAGCATCAACTGATGGAAAATTGGCTGATGTTTTTATTTATGGAGAGATTACAAAGTATGCTTGGGAAGAATATGGAGAAGTTTCATCCATTTCTTTTAAGAATGAACTGGATCAACTAGGAGAAGGGATTGAAACAATAAATCTTTATATAAATTCTCCTGGTGGAAGTGTATTTGAAGCAATGGCTATTATCGCCATGTTACATCGCCATTCAGCGAGAATAATTTCACATATTGATGGCGTAGCGGCTTCATGTGCATCAGTAATTCCGATGATTTCAGACAAAGTTATTATGCCAGCCAATTCATTAATGATGATTCATCATGCTATGACAGGAGCTTGGGGAAATGCTGAACAATTAAGAAAGGCTGCTGATGATGTTGAACGGATTAGCCAATCGATGTGTCAATATTATTTAGATAAAGCAGGGGACAAGTTAGATAGCGAGACATTAAACGAAATGCTTAAAGAGGATACTTGGTTAACTGCAGAGCAAGCATTTGAACTTGGATTATGCGACGAAATCATTACTGCAAATAATGCGGTAGCATATGCATTTGATGAAAAATGGGCTAAACAGTACAAAAACATACCAAAACAGCTTACTTCAGAGCGAAATGAGGTCATTTCAGCAGAAGAAATGGCATTAAGACAACAAATAGCCAAGGATTCTAAGACGAATTCTGCATACTTAAAAACTATTTTAGGAGGAATTATCTAATGAAAAAAGATAACTTATTAAAAATTAATCTTCAATTCTTCGGTGGTACTGGAAGTACTTTATTCGAATTAAAACAAAACATGGCTACTATTGGTCAACAATTACAGAAAGTAGAAGGAGAACTAGCTACAAAAGCTATTGATACCACTGCAACAATGGAAGATATTAAAGCATTACAAACTTCTAAAGCGGATTTGCAAATGCGTTTTAATGTTATTAAAGAACAACATGATCAAATGGAAGCTGAACAAAAGGCTAAATTTGAAAGTAATCAAGGGTTACAAGGTATTCCGGATCCAAAGCAAAAAGTTATGGAAGCAAAGGCTGAATTAATTCGTGCGACAATCCGCCAACAACCTGTATCAACAGATGTTCGTCAAGCGTTAGGGGATAATACTAATCCAACAACAGGTGGAGAAAAGTTTTTACCAAAGACAGTGTCAACAGAGATTATTACAGAACCGTTAGTTAAGAATCCACTTCGTGAGGTATCAACTGTAACTAATATTACAAATTTAGAGATTCCAAAATTAAACTACACTCTTGATGATGATGACTTCATCGCTGATACAGCAACAGCTAAAGAATTAGAACTTGAAGGCGATGTGGTAACATTCACACGTCATAAATTCAAAGTGTTTGCTGGTATCTCTGAAACAGTGTTGAATGGTTCGGCTGCTAACTTAGTGTCTCATGCTGAGAATGCTCTTCGTTCTGGTTTAGCTGCAAAAGAAAAGAAAGTATCATTTGCAACTACTCCGAAAAGTGGAGAAGAGCATATGTCTTTCTATTCAACTCAAAATGCAATTACTAAGGTCCAAGGCGAGAATCTGTATAAAGCAATTAAAAAAGCAATTGCTGACTTACATGAAGATTACCGTGAAAATGCAAAAATCATTATGCGTTATCAAGATTACTCGGATATTATCGAGACTCTTGCAAATGGTAATGCAACACTTTACAGCGCTCAACCTGAACAAATTCTAGGGAAACCTGTTATCTTTTGTGACTCAGCAGTAAGTCCAATCATCGGTGATTTCACTTACTCGCATTATAACTATGATTTAAATGTTCTTTATGACCGTGATAAAGATGTAAAAACAGGTATTGAACAATTTGTATTAACAGCTTGGATCGATCACAGAATCAAACTTAAGTCTGCGTTCCGCATTGCTGAAGTAGCAACTACACCCTGATGCACCCCAAGGTTTAGCCGCAAGTAATGTAACAGATACTACTGCAACAATTACTTGGGATGCTGTTACCTATGAACTTGGGGGAATTAAAGAATATGAGATTTATAGAGATGGAGTAAGTGCTGGCACAAGAGTTGGTACTAGCTTTGCTGATAATGGATTAACTCCATCCACTACGTATAAATATCAGGTTAAAGCAATAACAAACAATGGGTTGAGTTCACCTTTAAGCACTGAACTATCTGTCACTACTGAAGAAACAGAAATTGAAGGTGCGTAAATATGCTTACTCTAGACAATTTTCCTGAATTAAAGACCGCATTAAGAATTGATGGGAGTGAGGATGATAGTGTCCTCACTCTTCTTTTAAGTGCAGCAAAAGGATACTTAGAAGGAGCTGGAGTACCCGAAGCAAAAATAACTGAGGAAACATTAGCTTTATATAAACAAGCTCTTATCATCTACTTAGAAATGGATTATGAGTATGATGAAAAGAAAATTCCAAGGCTAGAGAGAGCTTTTAATCGGATACTTTTGCAACTTAAAGCTGGTGTTTATTATGAGTAAAAGAAAATATAACACCAGAGTTATTTTCTATGAATACGCAGGAAATGATGGACCTGATCCAGGTGAGAAAGTTAAAAGAGTTCTTTACGAATGCTGGGCAGATATCGAAGGAGTATGGGCAAAAGATTTAGAGTTAGCTAAAGCAACAGGAACTTTGAATGATCTTACTATCAAAATTAGAGATCCTAGAGGTTCTTACCAACCAACAAATAAACATTATGTATCTATTAATGCACCAATTTATAAAGACACACACTTTAATATTAAAAATGTTGCTCCTGATTTAAGGGATAGAAGAGAAATAAGAATTGTCGCAGAGGTGACAACATGAGTGTAAATATCAGAGGGAACAGCCAATTACTTAGGGAAATACAAAGCCGATTAGGAGAACAAAGAACCCAACAAATCAGTGATAGAGCATTATTAGCTGGTGCAAGGGTGTTTGTGGAAGAACTAAAACGTCAATTTGCTACTTTTAAAGATCAAGGTTACTCATTAGAAGAAATCACTATTTCTGAACCAACTGGAAAAGCAGGACAACGAACAGTGAAAATACACTGGCGTGGTCCGCATAATCGCTATAGAATCATCCATTTGAATGAGTGGGGAACTGTTAATAATCCTAATCCAAGAGGTAAAGGGGCCATTGCCAAAGCAATGCGGAATGCAGAGAATGCATACCGGGAAGCGGTCAAGCGGGAGTTAAGGAGGGGAATTTAATGTTAGATTACATGTATTCTCTTCTGATCGCTGATGAAGTGATTAAAGAATATGTAGGCAACCATATTAAGTTTTATGAATATCCGGAAACTGGTGATTTTAGTGGCACCTATATAGTATTTGATCCTATTGACTCCGGTAGGATAGGAGATTATGCAGATAACATTTATTTAAGTGAAGACAGCTTGATACAAGTTGATATATGGTCAGATAACCGCAAAACAAGGGATTTGGTCGCTAAAAGGATACGAAAAATCTTAGTAGATAAAAATGGTTTCTCGGAAACTAATGGACCTGATGAATGGGACAAAGCTACAGGAGTTTTCCGAGTTGCGAGACGTTATAGAAAAAAAGTTTATCGAGAAGATTTTAATAATTTATAGGAGTGATTAGCTTGGAAAAATATTATAGATCATCTACCGGTGTAGATGAATTTTACTATGCGGTAATTGATGAAACTGGTGCTGCTGTAACGATAGGGAAACCAGAAAGAATTAAGTTTTTACAAACAATCAATATCGAAATGCCGCAAGAAGCTGTACGTGCTTATGGAGATAACCAAACAGCAGAAATTGCAGTTTCAGCAGGAAATATTTCTGTTACATCTGCTTTTCACAAACTACCAGATGAGGACAAAGCAGTTTTATTCGGTCTTGAAAAAACAACAGAAGGCTTATATGCGTATGGATCGACTGATACACCTCCATATGTTGCATGCGCCTTTGCGAAAACATACGAAGATGGATCTAAAGAGTGGGTTGGATTAACGAAAGGAATCTTTATGAGAAATACTACTACTGGCCAAACAAAACAAGATGGTGTTGAATTTTCTTCTGAAGAAGTAACAGCTGAATTTATGGATAGAGAAGTGGAAGGTTTTACTGAAGAAAAATCAGTGTTATTCGCTCGTGATACCAAAACTTCGACTACACAACGAGACGCATTATTCCTAGCAGTATTTGGTCAAGCATATCCATCCACAACTCCTACACCAGAAGGAGCGTAATCAGATGACTAAAAAATCAACTGAAAACCAAGAAGTAGTAGAAATGAAAAATGAAGAAGAAACAAAAGAAAAGAATTATGTTGTTGTCCATGATTTTAAAGATTTGAAGGATAATGACAGAATTTATATTAAGAATGACCCTTATCCAGCAGAAGGAGCTAAAAAGCCAACTCCTGCAAGAATTAAGGAATTGTCATCCACAAAAAATAAAATGAATAGAGTACTAATTAAAGAGCGGGATTAATTCCTGTTCTTTTTTTATGGAGGTAATGAAAATGGCTAATTTAAAACGTAATATGATCGAACTAGTTAAAGAAGTAAAAGAAGGCGAAATTGTAACAGAGAAGTTTTTGACACCACCATTTATTCCACTAAGCGTTGTATACCAAGCTATTGATTTGAATGTAGAATCTATGAAAATGACAGAAGAAAACGAAAAGGAATATGTGGAGAAGTTAGCTGATTTTGTGGTAAACGATATATACAAAAATCAATTTACAAAAGAGCAATTAATAAATGGTTTACATGCTCCTGATGCAATTAGAACATTAACTGAACAAGTGATATTTATTACAAGAGGTCGTCAAACTGATGAAACAAAAAAGTATCTGGCGAAGAAAGATTAAGGGACGAGGATTTCTCGCCAGCCAAACAAAAGAAATATTTGGATGAACTCGTCCGCGAGTTAATGAAACAAGGTAAGGACGTTAATGAAATTTTAAATATGCCATACCAATTCGTGATTGATTTAATGGTTGAACAAAATAAACCTAAAAAGCAAAAATCCCTTATCGCTGCTTTCGGTGGTTAGGGATTTTTTTGATTATGTAAAGAAAGGAGGGCGATTATGGCTGAAAGAATCGAAGGCTTATCGATAGGGTTAGATTTAGATTCCACTGCTCTCAATAGAGGCTTAAAAGGTTTAAAAGATCAGTTGCGGACAGTTAACAGTGAAATGAAAGCTAATCTTTCTGCTTTTGACCGCGGGGAACGTTCTGTAGCCAAATATGAAACCATTATCACGGGATTGAACCGTAAGTTGCAAGTTCAGGAATCTGTAACCACTGCTGCTAGACAAGAATACGAAAAAATGGTTCGAGAGCATGGAGAAGGTTCACGAGAAGCGGAAAGAGCAGCAAGATCTTATAACAATGAAGTAGCTGCGCTGAATACTTTGCAAAGACGGTTGCAAAATACTCAAAGAGAATTGGCGGACTTCAGAGAAGAACAAAGGCAAGCAGAATCGGGTTTCAATAGATTAGGTCGCAGAATTACTGATACTGGAGAATCATTAACCAAATTCGGAGATAAAGCTAAAAGCACAGGGACAAGTCTAACTGCTGGCTTAACTGCTCCTATAACAGGTATTGGAATAGCTGCTGGGAAATCTGCACTTGAATTTGATAAAGCTTCTGGAAATATCCAAGCTGACTTAGGGATTACTGAAAAGCAAGCAAAAAAGCTAAATAATGTTGCAACAGAACTGTGGAAAGACGGATTCGGAGATAGCATTGAAGGTGTTTCAACTAAAGTAGCAGGCGTTACAAAGGCATTAGGTGATTTAAGTAAAGTAGATTTATCCTATGTAACTAAAGGGTTGGATCTCTTCGAAAAACGAGGTTGGGCTGACCAACAAGAAGCATTAAGAGCAATAAATATTTTGATGAAACAATTTGGAATGTCTGTATCTGATGCAATGGACTTTATAACTAGGGGCTTCCAAGAAAATTTGGATTACAGTGGGGAATTCCTTGATAGTATTTCCGAGTACTCAACTTATTACGCTGAATTTGGAATGTCTGCTGAAGACATGTTTGCAAAGTTCAAAGCTGGAGCTGAAAGTGGGGCATTTCAATTAGACAAAATTGGGGATGCCATGAAAGAATTCACACTACGCGCCAAAGATGGTTCTAAGAGCAGTACAGAGGCATATAAAGCACTTGGATTAAATGCGAAGGAAATGACCAAGCAGTTTAATAAAGGCGGAGAGGATGCCAAGAAAGCATTCGCTAAGGTTGTTAAAGCTATTAAGAATACCAAAGATGAAGGAGAACGGAATGCTGCTGCTGTAGGGCTATTTGGTACCCAATACGAAGACTTAGGCGGAAAAGCTTTTGATGCAATGTTGAGTGCGAGCAAAGGCTTAAAGAATGTGGAAGGAGCTACAAAAAAGGCAAGTGATGCTCTTCAAGACAATCTTGGTACCCGCGCTTCAAAAGTTTGGCGAGACTTTGTTGCTGATATGGAACCAGTCGGTGAAAAAATGCTGGATATCGCAGAAGATGTTCTTCCGAAAGTAGCTGATACAGTAGACAAGGTTACTAGTGCTTTTACCGACCTTTCTCCTGAAGCCCAAAAAACTATTTTAGCGGTAGCTGGAATAGGAGCGGCCGCAGGACCAACTTTAATAGGTGTTGGGGCTCTTGCAAAAAGCGCAGGATCATTAGCTAAGATTGTAGGTCCATTAATTCCAGCTTTAGGAAGTGGTGCTGGACTATCTGGTGTTTTAGCTGGTTTAGCTGGACCGCTCGGTATAACTGCGTTAGCTGTAGGAGGCTTAGGTTTAGGTTTCATCGCACTTGATAAGGAAATGGATA